TAGTAAACTTGATAAAAATGCGGTTAAGTTTTCCGAGGCTGAAGCCTTATATGAAGAGGCATTAAGTTATGGCATTGACCCGAAGGGCATGTCAGCCAAGCAGTTTGATGACGCATTAAACGCCGCGAGGCAGGATGCTAGAAGAAAACAAAACGCTGCTCGCACACCAGAGGATGACTTTGCTTCATTAGTAGAAAGGGACGGTTTGACTGAAGAAGAGTTTTATAGGTTCAGAGAAAGAAACTATGAGGCAATGAACGAGTCTGCTGTTACGGATGAGTACAAAGGTCGTGCTGGTGAGATGGAGAGAGATGTGGCTGCATTTGATGAAAGTGATGAGTTATCTGTGCTAACAAGAGAAAACCAAGATTTACAAGCAGACTTAGACCGCTTAGAAGCGGAAGGTCTTGTTCCGCAGGACTTGGCTGACGATATTAGAGCAGCAGATGACTTAATCAATAAGGCTGATAATTCATATGATGCCGCTACTCGCGCTGGCGCTGACTGCGTGCTGAGGAGTTTATAATGTCAATTAAGAAATGTATTAATGAAATACAACGTGCTGCAAAGCGCTCTGGTGTTGAGCTTCTTGAGGATGAAATCTTAGACATTCTGGACATTCTTGAGCGTAGAGTAAAAAGACGCACGGCTGGCGGCACAAACAAATCTGAGTCTGAGCTTATTATTGAGGAAGCCGCTGAGATAACCAGACAGGCCAAAATCAATGCGGCTATTCAAAAGAGAAACAGACTTATTAATGCCAAGCGCTATGCCACTGTAAAACAAAGATTAAATGCAGAACCTAAGAACAGGGGCAAAATTCTTAGTGAGATTATGGTTGGCTCACTGCGCCATACTGAGGCTGGGCGGCTTAGTGTTGATGGTCGAGGCCACGCAATTATGACGGATAGTGTTGGCTTATTGCTAAATGAATTAGAAAAGCAAGACTTAACTAAACTGTTTGCTAGCGGTCAACTTGACGAGCTTATTTACAGAGAGTTATTTGATGGCCTTGGTACAAGCGGAAACAAAGAGGCGCAACAGATAGCTGCTGCTATCCAGAGGGTGCAGAAAAGTCTGCTGAGGCGCAAGAACAGGGCTGGCTCTAACATTAGAGAGTTGAGAAATTATGTTGTTCGCCAAAGTCACGACCCTATTCTGTTAAGGGATGCTGGGTTTGAGAAATGGAGAAACGACATCATGCCATTGCTTGACCTTGAAGCAACCTTCAAGAATGTTGAGCCGGGGCAGACCGATGAAGAATTTTTGCGAGCCGCATATGATGGCTTGGTTACTGGTATACATCAGAAGACTGAGGCCGTTTATGGGCAAGATGGCAAAGTTGACCCATTAACAGCTTTCAAAGGGCCTTCTAACCTAGCCAAAAAATTAAGCGCTGAGCGTGTGTTGCACTTTAAGGATGGCAAATCCTCACACCAATACTCGAAGAAATATTCTCGCATGAGATTATCAGAGGCTGTGTTGAATGGCATTACGCATGATGCACAATCTATTGCCCTAATGGAAACCTTTGGCACAAATCCTCGCGCTATGTTTGATAGACTTATGAAGGAAATCAGGGAGGAAGCGCCTGACGTAGCTTCACTTGACAGAATAAACAAGCGCAGATTGGAAAACCAATTTGCTGAACTTGATGGCACAACTAGAGCAAGGGGTGCTGGAAAGCCTATACTTATGGGCGTTGACTTTGCTGGTATTTCTGCTGCTTGGCGTATGATTCAGAATATGGCGAAACTTGGATTTGCCACAATCTCGTCAATATCTGATATTGCTACTAAAGCGTCATTTATTTCCCAGACAACAGGCCGTAGCATATTGAGTTCTTACGCAAGAGCATTCGGTGATATCTTTGCTGGCTTTAGTCAGAAAGAGCAGAGGGACTTAGCCTATCTATTGAATGTTGGCACTGAGAATTTTATCGGCGATGTTCATGCTAGATTTGGGGCAAATGATAGTGGGCCGGGCATGGTGGCAAAGGCGCACCAATTCTTTTTCAAGCTAAACGGTATGCAATGGTGGAACGATAGCCAAAAGACAGGCTTGGCTAGAATGATGGCTGCTGACTTAGCGATGAATAAAAACAAAGCATTCTCAGGATTGCATAAGGATGTGCAGAATAACTTATCATTGTATGGTATTGGTGAGGCTGAATGGGACTTGATGCGAACCGTTAATATGAAAGCTGCCGATGGTCGTGAGTATCTTGTTCCGGCGGCTGTAAATGATTTAACACCAGAGCAAATTGACCCGATTATAAGAGAAAAGACAGGTCGTGCTGAGGTGTCAGATTCTGCTCGTCAAGAGTTTATAGATGACTTGCGAACCAAAATAGCAACTTACTATACAGATGCTGCTGATACCGCTATTCCTACGCCCGGCGCAAGAGAACGTGCGATTATGAACCAAGGGACATCTAGGGGAACGGTTCTTGGTGAGGCTATCAGGGCGTTGATGCAGTTAAAGGGCTTCCCAATTACATATCTAACCAAAGGTATGACTAGGCAGTTCTATGGCGCTAGAGCCGGAGGCCGTTCTGGAGCATTAGCTATTATGCAAATGGTTACAGGCACAACAATTATGGGCTATCTGGCAATGTCAATGAAAGACATCCTGAAGGGCAGAGAGCCAAGAGAAGTTTTTAGCAAAGACACTGTTCTTAAAACCGACACATTACAATCTGCATTTTTGCAGGGTGGCGGTGCTGGCATTCTGGGCGATTATATGTTTGGCGAGTTTAATCGTTATGGGCAATCATTTACGCAAACCCTTGCTGGGCCTACATTTGGAAGCATAGATGATGTATTCAAGATGTTTGCTAAGTTCAGGGATGGTGATGAGGTAGCTGCTGATGCGGTAAGGTTTGGCATAAGAAACACGCCTTATATCAATTTATTTTACACGAAAACAGCAATGGATTACTTAGTCTTATATGGGCTTACGGAGAAGATGAACCCCGGATATCTCAAGCGAATGGAAAAGCGGATAGCTAAAGAGCAAGGGCAAGAGTTTTACTTCCCACCGAGCAGATATGCTGTTCAATACTAGGAAGACTAGTAAAATAGGTTTATTTTAGGTATAAAGAAGTAGGAGCAAGATATGACAGTTAGTAGCACCAACACAAAGAACAGTTATTCAGGCAATGGTTCAACCACTGTCTTTGCATACACGTTCAAAATCTTTGATGACGATGACATCACGGTTATCCTCCGTACTGATGCTACTGGTGGTGAGACTGTCCAGACCAAGACAACAGACTATACTGTTTCTGGCGTAGGTAATGCTGGCGGTGGCAACATCACCTTTGGCACTGCCCCTGCATCTGGCATTACTGTTGTTCTTCTAAGAGAAACAGCACAGACACAGGCTACTGATTACACGCCTAACGACCCATTTCCAGCCGCTAGCCACGAAGACGCACTAGACAAGCTAACGCTAATTATACAAGACCAGCAAGAGGAACTTGACCGTGCAATTAAAGTGTCGCGGACAAACACAATTACTTCTTCAGAATTTACTGTCGGTGCATCTACTCGCGCCAATAAAATCTTTGCCTTTGATAGCAGTGGTGACTTAGCTGTTACTCAGGAAATCGGCACATACCAAGGNACAGATNCCACAACAACCACATCTGCATATGCTGAGCGTGACATTGTTAAGTCCACTACAGCAGGGCAGTTAAACAANGTNTATATTTGTATTCAGGCTTCTCCTGCTGGCACATTACTAACAAATACATCTTACTGGCAATTACTAGTAGATGCGGTGACTGCGGCTACGTCTGCTACAAACGCTGCGGCATCAGCAACAGCGGCAGCGGCAAGCGAAACAGCAGCGGCGGCAAGTGAAAGCGCGGCNGCTACATCAGAGTCTAATGCCGCCACAAGTGAAAGCAACGCTTCAACAAGTGCAACAAACGCTGCAACAAGCGCAACAGCATCTGCAGCATCAGCTAGTGCTGCATCCACATCGGAAACAAATGCCGCTACATCAGAAACAAACGCATCCACCTCAGCCACGGCTGCGGCTTCTAGTGCAACAGCGGCTGCTTCATCAGCTACGGCTGCGGCTGCATCTGAATCTGCTGCGGCAACAAGTGAGACTAACGCTGCGACTAGCGCAACTAATGCCGCGACCAGTGAAACCAATGCGGCGACTAGCGAGAGCAATGCCGCAACCTCTGCGTCAAATGCGGCTACATCTGCTACTAACGCCGCCACTGCACAAACTGCGGCTGAAGCGGCTAGGGATGCTATTCAGCAGTTCTATTTAGGCGCACAGTCATCTAACCCAACTGTTGATGGCAATGGTGACCCAGTAACTGCTGGTGACTGGTATTTTAACACGAGCGACAATACTACTCGCATCTATGATGGTTCTGCTTGGAACACGGTTTCGCCTGATTTAGTGGGTGACACCACACCCCAGCTTGGCGGCAACCTCGACACCAACGGCAACGACATCAACTTCGGCGACAATGACCAAGCCATCTTCGGTGCTGGCAGTGACTTGAAGATTTATCACGATGGTACTCACAGTAGAATAAACGATACTGGAACTGGCGACCTGTTGTTGATGAGTGACGGAGCAAATGTCCGTGTTCTTAAAGGTAATTCAGAAACGCTTGCTTCATTTAATACAGATGGTTCTGTTCTGCTATACTACGACAACGCCATTAAACTCGCCACCACAGCCACAGGCATTGACGTAACAGGCACAGTGACGGCTGATGTTTTATCACTTAACTCTACGGCTGATTTTGGGATAGGCACTATTTCCAGTGACTCTAACTGGGGTATGTATTTACGTTCTGATAATGTTGGTGGCTCTGACCCCGCTATTGCTGATTTTAACTTTGCCAGTAATGCAAATGAACACCGCCTACGCATAGGTTCGGGCGGCGATATTGCGTTCTATGATTCAACGGGGGTAAGCCAAGGTTTCTTCTGGGATGCCTCAACACAGCGATTAGGGCTGGGAACGACATCTCCTGATACTAATTTACAGGTCAATCAAACTGGAACTGCTGGAAACAATTACGATTTAGGCAGTATTAAGATTGGTGATACTGTAGGTCTTGAGTTTGGTTTTAATAACATTGGCTCTGGCAGGGGTAGTATTACATCTCTGAATAATTCAGGAACAACAAACAACCGAATTTCCTTTGGGTTTGGCGCAATAACGAGCGGTGGTGAACCTACTACTAATGTTATGACCTTAAATCAATCAGGCAACGTGGGCATTGGGACGAGTTCGCCTAACGGAAAACTAGATATTGCAACAGGTGGTTCAACTGATGTTGTTGCCGCATTAGGGGGGACTTTCCCTGCTTTTACATACAGAAATGGC